AAATAATGGCGACATCTGGCACAGCTACATTCAACATGGACTTCACCGAGATTGCGGAAGAAGCGTGGGAGCGTGCCGGTAGAGAAATGCGTTCTGGTTATGATCTGCGAACTGCTCGTAGGTCTATGAATTTGTTGACTATTGAGTGGCAGAACCGTGGCATCAACATGTGGACTATCGAGGAAGGCACACTAAACCTCGTAGCGGGTACAGCCACATACGCGCTGCCTGCCGACACAATAGACCTCTTAGAGCACGTTGTACGCACAGGCGACGGTAGCGTAACTACTCAGTCTGATCTAAACATCACGCGTATCAGCGTCTCTACCTACTCCAGTATTCCTAATAAGCTCTCTCAGGGCCGTCCTATACAACTTTATGTAGACCGGGGGCAAGCTAACCCCTCTGTAACTGTGTGGCCTGTACCCAACCAAGGTACTGCACTTGCACCGTTTTATGTCCTTAAGTACTGGCGTATGCGTCGAATACAGGACTCGGGGACAGGCGTTAATACCGCCGATGTTAATTTCCGTTTCTTGCCCTGCCTCGTTGCAGGGCTTGCGTATTATATAGCTCAAAAAGACCCTGAGTTGATGCCCAGAATACCTATGCTACAGGGCGAATATGAGCGTCAGTTTGAGTTAGCAGCGGGGGAAGACAGAGAAAAAGCAACGCTTAGCTTAGTGCCGCGTATACATGGCGTGAGGTAGACATGAGCTACAAGTATGCGTCTGGGCAAAAGGCAATTGCTATATGCGATGTATGTGGGTTTCAGTACAAGCTACGCGAACTTAAAGAGCTAGTTGTTAAGGGAAATAAAACTAACATTAGGGCTTGTCCTGAATGTTGGAATCCAGATCAGCCACAAAACAGGTTAGGGGAGTTTCCAGTTGAAGACCCCCAAGCTATACGTAACCCAAGACCTGATTCAGCAGAATTAGTAGCAAGCAGAGACATTCAGTGGGGGTGGGACCCGGTAGGATTAACCGACCCTTTTGGACTTACACCAGACAATTTGGAAGCCGTAGGTGCTGTAGGGCAAGTTACAGTAACCATAAGCTAGGAGACAGGAATGAAAAATAAAGCTAGGTCAAACGTAAAAGTACCCAAGGTCATCGAGTTTCCGAATGAGCCTACAATGTACAAAGTAGATACGTGCAACCAACCGCCTAAAGACATGAAGACTAGTGGCGTTAAAGTTCGCGGCGTAGGTGCAGCCACCAAGGGCACTATGGCCCGAGGCCCAATGGCGTAAGGAGTAGCAGGTGAATTACACCGAGCTAAAGACAAACATTGAGGACATTTGCGAGCAGTCGTTTACGGACGATCAACTTGCTATGTTTACTCAACAGGCTGAACAAAAGATATACAACACTGTTCAGATTCCTGCGTTACGTCGAAACCAGACGGGTAACTTAAGTATAGGTAATAAGTACCTGATATACCCGACAGATTTCTTGTATACGTTTTCTTTGGCGGTTATTGATGCTCAAGGTAACTACACGTACTTGTTGAATAAAGACGTTAACTTCATTCGTGAGGCGTATCCCGGACCAACAAGTACAGGTACGCCCGTACACTACGGAATCTTTGACGATACTGCGTTTATCATAGGCCCAACACCTGATGCAGCCTACGAGGTAGAGTTACATTACGGCTACTACCCTCAGACTATTGTGACTGCTGGTACTACGTGGCTTGGCGAGGAGTTTGATTCTGCGTTGTTAAATGGGGCTTTGGTCGAAGCAATACGCTTTATTAAGGGTGAACCTGATATGGTAGCCCTATATCAACAGATGTATGTAGACGCTATAGCGTTATTGAAGAACTTGGGCGACGGAAAGATGCGGGAAGATATGTACCGTTCTGGTCAACTTAGAATAGAACCGCGTTAATTTAAGAGGAAACACAAATGGCTATTACACAGGCTATGGCAACATCATTCAAAGTCGATATTCTTGACGGAACTTTTGACTTTAGCAGCGGCACATCACAGGTCTTTAAACTGGCCTTGTACACGTCGTCAGCTACGCTAGATGCGACTACTACTGCGTATTCAGCGACAAACGAAGTCTCAGGCACCGGCTACAGTGCAGGCGGCGGCACGCTGACTATCTCAGCAAACCCTGCTTCGAGCGGCACTACGGCGTTTTTAGATTTTGCTGACCTGACGTTTTCTACCGCAACTATTACTGCTCGTGGTGCGCTTATTTATTTGGCGAACGGTGGCACTAATCCTGCGGTAGCAGTACTAGATTTTGGTTCGGATAAAACCTCAACTGCGGGAGATTTTACTATTGTCTTCCCTGCGGCTGACGCGAGCAACGCGATTATTCGGATTGCCTAGTAAATGGCTGCTGGATGGGGTCGTAACACTTGGAGTTCAGGCTCTTGGGGTGAAGGAGTAGACCAAACGGTCGAGCTAGGCGGTTGGGGTCGCGGAGTCTGGGGGCAAGGCTCTTGGGGTCAGTCTCTAGGCATACAGGCCACAGGCGAACTAGGCTCGGTTACAGTCCAAGAAGGCACAGGAGTCTCGGTTACCGGTGTACAAGCCACAGCGACACTGGGCAACATTGCAGTAAACGCCGATGGAGCGATAAACGCTCTTGGCAACGCAGCTACTGGTGAGGTAGGCACAGCAACTGTAGTTGGTAACGCAATCTTCTCTGTTACAGGGGTTGCAGGTACTACGGCTTTAGGGATTGCAGGCCCCGTAACAACCACCAATGTTTTAGTTACAGGCGTTTCTGCTACAGGCACAGCGGGCAATGTAGCAATAGTAGGGGATTCGTCCCTCAATGCGAGTGGTCTACAAGCCACAGCAGCACTGGGCAACATTACGGTTCTACTGCAACAGAACGTCGATGTCACAGGCGTTCAAGGCACCACAGCATTAGGCGAGACCGAAGAAACAGGCACTGCCGTAGTTAACGCCGTTGGCGTACAGGCCACGGGTGAAGTAGGAACGGTATTGGTCTGGAGCCAGATAATTCCGGGCGGTGACCCTAGCTGGAGCGACATAGCCCCTATCACTCAAACACCTAATTGGACGGACATAGCAGCATGAAAACAATAAACGAAGCCGCAAATAACGGCGATAGCATTGACCCAAAGCACGAAGTTGAAGTGGTATGCGGTAGTTGCGGATACGATCTTGACGAAGCGGAGCTAACTGCCGATACTTGTGCAGACTGCGGGGAAACATTAAATTTGCGCCAGAATACAAAGATTTACGCAACCACTATTCCCGCTGCCGGTGGCAGCACCTTAACATAAGGACTGGAGACAACTAAATGGCTACTTATGTAAATAACCTCCGGTTAAAAGAAATTACAACCGGCGATGAAGACGGCACTTGGGGAACTAGTACCAACACTAACCTTGAGCTAATTACCGACGGTTTCAGCTACGGCACGAAGCAAATGGCGGCAGACGCCAACGAAACCTTTACGATGCCCGACGCTACAGCAGATGCGACTCGTGGGTTCTATCTAAAGATCACCTCAGCGGGTGCCCTTACAGCTACACGCGAAGTAACCCTTGGTCCAAATACTGTCTCTAAAGTGTGGTTGATTGAGAACGCCACTACAGGCAGTCAGATCATTACGATCAAGCAAGGATCAGGCGCTACGGTAGACATAGCTAATGGCGACAAAACAATGGTCGTCACGGATGGTGCGGGCGCAGGCGCTGCGGTATTTAATGCTAACCCAACAGAAGCCGGTGCAGGTACGGTAACAAGTGTCGGTGGTACGGGCACAGTTAATGGTATTACCCTGACTGGCACAGTCACTAGCTCTGGTAACCTCACACTTGGCGGAACACTGGCTAACGTCGATCTGACCTCACAAGTAACCGGAACCCTCCCTATCGCCAACGGCGGTACAAACCTCACGGCCTTAGGTACAGCTAACCAAGTGCTTGCGGTTAATGCAGGTGGGACGGCGTTAGAGTACCAATCTGCCTCTACCGGCTCAGTTACTAGTGTTGATGTTTCTGGCGGCACTACGGGCCTTACAACTTCAGGCGGCCCAGTTACAGGCTCTGGCACGATTACGGTTGCGGGTACTTTGGCTGTCGCTAACGGCGGTACTAACGGGACAACGGCGGCTACGGCTAGAGCAAGTCTTTCGGCTAACGCCCTACCAATCCTCAAAGGCACAAGCTACACCGCAGCAGTTGGTGAGTTTGTTACTGTTACAGCCGGAAGTATTACCATTACTTTACCTGCCTCACCAAGCGCAGGTGACACGGTAACTATTAAAGACGGCACAGGCGCAGCGGCTACTACCACCTTTACCGTAGCGCGTAACGGCTCCAACATAGCAAGTTCTGCTACTGATCTGGTGTTTGATAAGAACTTTGCCGAGATAACCATGTCCTACATCAACGGCACTATTGGTTGGAGCGTATAAATGAGTAACTTGTCGGAACTGCTGCCGACAGGCGGTGGACAGAATTCTGTAGACTTTGTTGCGTCCGGGACTCTGAGTTCTGGGCAGACTGTTGCGTTGAAGACTGATGGGACTGTTGAGGCTATTTCTGCTTCCGCTAATCCCGCATCTTTGGGTTCTCCTGTTGATGTGGCTGGGTATGCTTTAGACCCATATGGTGTTGATGTTACTTATGACTCAGCAAACGATAAGATTGTTGCCGTATATGTTAAGGATAGTGATTCAGATGGGTATGCGGTTGTTGGCAGTTATTCAGGGACAGCAATAACGTGGGGAACACCTGTTAAATTTCATACGGGCACTACTCAGGACGCCCCTAGAATACAATATGACACTTCTTCTGGTAAAGTTTTAATAATCTACAACGCTAGTAGTGCCTATCTCTATGGAATTGTAGGCACTGTATCCGGCACATCTATAAGTTTTGGTACTCCAACAGCAATGATTTCCAACTGGGGTAGGTATGTGCGACCTACCTACGATTCAAATAATGGAAATGTAATTATTGCTTATAAGAATGAAAGCGGGAGTGGTACAGGTGAAGCTAAAATAGCAACTATTAGTGGAACTGGTGTAAGTTTTTCTTCTTCTGCTACCTATAGTAGTGGGGGAAATGTTGCGACTCACGGATGTGCGTATGACTCCAATGCTCAAGCGTTTTCTGTGCTATATAATTCAAATAGCAACAATACAAAGGCTAGCATCGGTACAAGTGATGGCAGCTCAATAACATTCGGCAGCGAAACCGAAGTAGAGTATGACAAAATTCTTGCCGGAGATTGTTCTTATGATTCGGTAAATCAAAAAGTAGTATTTGTTTACAGAGACCTTAATGCTACCACGCTCAGAGCGCGTGTCGGGACTCTTACAGGGGGAAGCACAAGAAGCGTTAGTCTTGGTACTGAAGTGACTGTTGAGTCTAATCCTATGGACAGCCAAAGCGTAAGTTGCGCCTTCAATGGTGGCACTACAACTATTCTTTATACTCTAAGCTCTGACAATTACCGAAGATATATAAACGGGACAGTATCTGGAACGAGTATAAGTTTTAATACAGCCGCTCGTTTGTATAGTGACAATGCTACTAACTACAGAAGTACTATATGCACAATGTCTGGAAGTAATGTTTGTATTGGTATGCAGCCATCATCCACTGCGGGAAGTCTTGTAGATGACTATGGTTACGGGATAATTTATTCTGGCGTAGGCTCTAACTCAGCCGACTTCATAGGCATAACAGCCGGAGCAATCTCTGACACAGCCACAGGCGCTGTAAACGTCTACGGTGGGATTAACGAAGCGCAGACAGGTTTGACCATAGCTGCTGACTACTACGTCCAAGACGACGGCTCGTTATCTACTGCGACTTCTACCGTCAAAGTAGGCAAGGCAATCTCCGCAACCACGATTAACATGATGGATTTGACATGAGTAATTTAAGCGAGTTACTACCCGCAGGTGGTGGCGGCAAGAACGTAGACTTCGTAGCGTCTGGGACTTTGAGTTCTGGGCAAGCTGTTGTTTTGAATAGTGATGGGACAGTTTCAACCCCGCTTAACCAAAGTGAATCGGTTTCTTCTCCTTCTGTAATACAGCGAGGACTTAATTCGGCTATTTTATATGACGCATCTGAAGATTGTTTTATTGCTTTTTATCAAGACTTGCTTGGGTCAAGCCCTTTAACTTATCGCGTAGGAACTTTATCAGGAAGCACAATTACTTGGACATCTGCAACCGCGACTTCGATACTTTCTAATAACGCAGATATAGCGATAGCGGGTGATAACAATGGCGGCTTTTTAGTAATATGCGAAGACAGTAATCAATCTAGCGGACAGTACGGTATTGCAGGAACAGTGTCTGGAACTACTATTACTCTCGGGTCAACTGTAGAATTTACAACTAGCAGTTACGGGATCAAGGGGCTTGCTTACGATGCCAACGCAAGCAAATATTTTATTGTTTATATCAATAACCAAAACTCTTTATATTTAACGGGTATAGTAGCAACGGTTACTGGGACTTCTGTTTCTTTTGGCACTGCCGTAACTATAGATTCAAACACTTATATCTATGCGGCAAAGGCCGCCTATGATTCTGCCAACCAAAAAGTAGTGGCGATAGGGTCAAGAAGCAATCAAGTAAACGGATATGTAGCCACAATATCAGGAACTTCTTTTTCAACTGGTTCTGTAGCTACCGTATCAAGTTCAAGACCTCTTGTAGATGGTGATACACAAGTATGCAGCGCAACTTACGATGCAAACGCGGGGTCTGTTGTTTTTGTTTACCCTGATAACGAGAATAGCGAGCGCGGTACGGCTATAGTCGGGCAGGTGTCAGGAACTTCTTTGACTTGGGGTAGCACTCAAGTAATAGACGCAAGTGATAAATTCAGCTTCTTAGCTATATCTTACGACTCAACGGCAAAAAAAGTAGTTGTTTCTGGTGACTATGGTGATGTTGGTCACACAGGAAGATATAGCGTAGGTACTATAACGGGAACGTCATCTTCTTGGGCTTCTTTAGTTCAGTTTGAAAGCGGCGAACCTAAACATTTCGCTTCAGCATTTAGCACAGCGGATAATAAAACTGCAATTCTATACACAGACGAACAAAACAGCGATAACGTCACTTACGTTGTCCAAGCCAACGCTATCCAAAACTACACAGACTTCATAGGCATCACAGACGCAGCAATCTCTGACACCGCATCGGGCAGCGTGACAATCAAAGGCGGCATCTCTACCAACGTCACAGGACTCACGGCTAACCTGACTTACTACGTGCAAACCAACGGCACACTGTCCACGACAACCTCTTCGGTACTAGCAGGCAAAGCCCTGTCCTCCACTAGCATTAACTTGGATTACACATCATGAGCAATTTAAGCGAGTTACTACCTGCCGGAGCAGGGGCTAAGAGTGCTGACTTCGTGGCTAGTGGCACGTTGGGTAGTGGGCAGACTGTTGCGCTACAAAGTGATGGTACAGTAGTCGCCGCTACAGGAACCACGGTATCTGATGCGTTTACTAGCGAAGTTGCGGTTAATGGGTCTTACTCCGTCCAAGGAGGCTACGTTGTAGCGCATGACCCAGACAATAATAAAACCTTACTAGCTTATGGAGATATGGAAAATTCTCAATACGGGTATGCCAGAATTGCTACGATTGCAGCGGATGGCACTACAACGCTCGGAACCAAAGTAGCGTTTAAAAGTGCTGCGGTNGGNANAATANCAGCGGCCTATGTCGGCAATGGAAGNTTTGTTATTGTNTGGACGGACGATATTGGGACTTATATGCGTAGCCGTGCGTTAACCGTTTCAGGGACAGCNATAACCTACGGAACAGAAGTGGTACTTAATTCAAACGCCACCTACATATCCGCAGTTAGCTTAGTTTATAACCCAACGGTACAAGCCTGCGCGGTAATTGCAAGTAAGTATGGCTATGTATTTATGTTCCGATTTACTGTTAGCGGGAACACTATTACAAATGACGCAGCAGCAGGCAACAATATCAATGATATTTTGGGAAATGCCGGTAATAATTCTAGCGAGATGGCTCTAACTATTAATTCTACAACGGGAGAATTATTTGCTGTATGGAAGAAAAATAGCGCAGGGGTTCCGGGTTACGGTGGCGCAATGCAAATGTCGGCAGGAGGTGGNAGTGACTCCTTTACAGGCGGTACTGCGGTGCGATTTGACGGCTCGTCTGGAGTTAGCAGTTTTTCAGGTTTAGCCTACGACAGCACCAATGACAGGTACGTTGTAGTCTATCAAAACGACACCAACGACTATATGACTGCCAACGTAGCTAGTGTAGCAAGTGG